ACGTTGTTTAAATTGTCTGCAGCGGGGGCTAGCGAACTGCTAGTATAAAAGTAACTTCTGTCGTCACCCGTAGAAGAATCCCACCTTGCTTCAATCGACGGCCTCTTATAAAAGTATTGACTCTTTCTAGTAAAAAATTTCTTCGTGTAATAAGATTGTGTCCTTGTGCCATCTTCAAAAGACCCCGACATTTTCATTACAAGACCATAATTTGCTAATCCGCCGCCACGGAATTGTGTAGTTGTTACACTGGTGGTGTCGTCAACCAATGTTCCCTGTATTATTGTGTTCCCCACGGAGCCGGCTCCGTCTTGAACTAAATCTACTTTTGTGTTGTCAGAACCGTTGACTGTTGCTGTGATATTAACAGTGGTTCCCGCAGCTTTAGCTGCAGCGATGGCTTCCTGAACCCTTGTCGCGACGGTAGATGCACTTGAAGCGCCGTTGCCGCCGATGACTGTAGCTGTAGATGTCGCTGTGGAAGTATCGAAAGTTAGAGTTAATGGAGTCAGGGGATTAGAACCCGTCAATATCAGCGTTGTCCCGTCCGCGATAGACGCGTCATTAAACTTAAGAGAACCTGCTGCAGATGGACCTGATCCTATGATCCATTGCTCCACCATTTCAGATATATCTATTGAAACATCCTCTTCTCCGCCGTCAAGCTGTTGTGTGTATATTACTGCAGGCATTTGAGTCTTGAAATCTCCGCCCTCAGCATTCCACGGAGTATTGTCATCTCCGCCGGTAAATTGTACCGTTGTCACACTTACGGTATCATCGACTACAGTACCTTGAACTGTTGTATTTCCAGCAAAGCCGCCGACTTTCTGTACTAAATCTACCCTTGAGCTATTTGATGAATTAATAGATGGCTGAATATCTAATGCAATAGTCGCATCCAGTCGGGCTAGCTCCACTGAGCGGGATAGTTCTGTTGCTAGTTTTGCAGTTGTGTTGATGGAACCGTTCAAAGCTATATCAGTTTTTGTGGACGTGCCTATTCCAGTGTTAATTGTAAATGTGTGCGGACTGTCAACACTAGATCCCGTTAAGTATAGTTTGGCACCGTTGGAAATACTTACGTCCCCAAATGTTAATGAAGCACTAGCAAAAATCTCATCGGTGCTTGCGTACTCCCAATTAACTACACCTAAGTTTGAGTATTCATCCAGATCTAGACCCCTTCCTTCATTCCAGCTTCTAGATACTGGCAATATCGCCAAGACATAGTCTTTTGGTAGCGAGTTTCCATGGACCGCATTACTCAGCTTCAAGTAAAAATTAACACTACCACTAGCAGGCAAGGTTCCTGCTGTTCTTTTTGCTATAATATCGTTAACAGGGAATGTAAATAGTGCACGGGACCTCTCTACTGAAGTGCCGATACCAGAAGAGCCGCTGGTTTGACCGTATATTGAAAAAACCTCAGCTGTGTCTGCTGCACCAGTGTTCGAGCCGGTACCGCGTATGGTGAGACCGGGCTTGTATGAATCTGTTATGGTGCTGTCTGCACTTGCAGTAAACCTAAGAATAGCCATTATCGTATAGAACCTTCAATGTCTGTGAATAAATCTCTTATTTCGAAAATCATATCCTCCCTAGGAACTATGACTCTCCCATCTGGAGTTGTGTTTTTCTTTATGTTAAAATAGTTGTCTGAGTATCCTATTCCTGATTTGGTTACTACCTCTACGTTTTCAACATCAAGTACTCCGTCGACCTTACTAAGAGTTTTGAAAATCTTTGTAATATAAAATGGCTCGCCTATGTCCATCTTGGATGCGAACTCATTTCGTAGTGCATCGTTTGCATCAATTAAGATTTTATTTGAATCTCTGCTAGAATCCGAAACTATAGAATATCTAATTCCTAAATTTACTATTCTTGCATCCATAATGTCTAGAGAATCAGATATCATTTTATACCCGTTTATCCACACTCTTAGATTATCTTTTAGTGCGCTGTTTGCTCCAATGAGAGCGCCGGAGGTATCTTCTGCTAAAACATACATATTTAAGTTGTTTTTTGCAGAATCTGCGTCTCGCAGAACAGTACATCGTCTGATTGCGCCGAACTTACTAGGCATCGCATAGGCTAAAGATATGTAATCTTGCTTTGTTACTGCTCTATTTTGCGCTGCATGGACGCCAATTATCCTCTGCCTCAACTCCTCCGCGTTTGGAGTCGTAACATCTCCAACTATTGGTTGTGGGTTTGTTACCTCTAGGGAGCCGGCTGTAGAAGAGATATTTGCACTAGTCAACGAATTCCTGTTGTCAAACTTAAATATTGGTCTTAAAACGGCGTTGAGCGCCCCAGTGGCACAATTCGAATTGCCATTGCTGTTAGTCCTGTATGTGACAAAGATCTTAGTGTTTGATGGCGATATTCCCATTTTATCAGTTCTCTGGAGCTTAGACGGATCAAAAGAGAAGTCTGTTATATAATTCTTTCCATATATATCCAGAACTACGTTTGAGGGATCCACTATATCTTGTGCTGTTTGTTCTTCTTCCGAACCTTTGCCGAACTGCACAAAAGTGCTGCCTCCGGCGTTTTCTATGATATAACGGCGAGGTGCAGAAATAGGCCTAATGATCGAGGGCACCATCTCTTTGAACTCACCCCTGTTGGTAACTTCTTTGTACACTACGTTTTGGGACAGTGCTTCCACTTCATAGTATTCATGGCCATCCTCATCTACTACTGAAATAACGTCTGTCACGTTTGAATCTTCGATCTCTAAGCGAAGAAAATCAACAACTGACCCTACTGTGTACGTCTCTTGCTTTCGTTCGCCTGACACCACTCTACCGGGGGCCCGAATTGCATAATTAAGGGGAATGCCAGACGTATCGTCAACGGTTGCGACGACAACAGTATTGAGTGCACTTGAAAAATCAACATCCGATATTAAAGTAAACACGCTCCTATTGGTTGTTGCAAACGTACTTCCCGCTCGCAAAACAGGAGCATACGATAAATCTAGCGACCCATCAGATTTAGCAGGGACATTTATGAAAAGAAATACGTCTCCGACAGAAGACGCAACTGCAGGGGATGTATACCCAAGCTGGCGACCTATCTTTAGGACATTTTTTCTCTCTGACGCGGTTGTCAGAAAGGTCTCGTTGAGACTGTAGTCGAGATAATATGACAGCATATCACCTACATATGCAACGGTGTCTATCATCATAGCTCCAAAACTAGCTTCGTTGAAGTCTTTGTGAGTATTTGGATAATATCTTTTTACATAATCAATAAGATCTTCTCGTATTGATTCGAAGTCGCGACTGGTGTAATCTATCGAAAGATTGTTCTTACGGGAGTTGCTCATAATTTATGTCCTCTATATAAGTAGGAAAAAGAATAAATATTGGAGAATTATAAAATCACTTCGCCGGTTAAATCGACACCTATTTCCAAAGAATCCCCTTGATTAAGAGGAGTTATAAAATATTCCACATAAAGTATCATTGTATGCGGAGACATCGTTGGGTCGTTTTCAGCCGTATTCATATTTACAGAGTTTATAGTTATAAAGGGCATATGCCTTTTTGTTTGATCCTGTACTCTAGACGTTATTGATGACAGCAACATTCTTGAGTTCGTCTGATTTTCAAACAGATATCGAGCTATGCCAACACCAAAGTCAGGAAGCATTATCCTTTCGCCGGGAATTGTCAACATCAAGTTTCTAAAATTCTGCTTTATTGTGTCCTTAAGATCTTTTGTCAAGGCATATGCGCCGTCGACGTCATCTGGTAAAAGTGGTAATTTTGGTCCTATTCCTGATGCCATCTTGTTTCTCCTAATTAATCATTCTTTTTTATTTCTAGTGGATTTCTTATTCCTTTCTCTAAACAGTTCACCTGTCTTCTAGGTTCAAAACGATACTGGTTACATACTGCATCTGACGACTCTCCTTCCAAGTGAGGAAGCGAAAGAGCCACCGTTACCAGCGGATTAAGATATGCACCCATAAACGGTGCATTTGGCCACTCGTACAAGCCATGCTGCCCTGCAAGTAGGGGGATTGGCGGATACATATCCCATGGCCTGAAGTCGTTTCTGCCTGTCCT